CTTCAAAATCTCCCCAAGGCATAACAATATTAAAATTATTGTTATTAGCATTTTGAACAAAGAAATCACCGGATTCAAGTAAACCTAAACCTTTCGTCTTAAAATCATGACCCTGAGATGCTGTTTGGTAAAAACTCTGAAAATCATATAAATTAAACGGTTGATCTTCTGTTCCATTTCCATTTGGAGTCCCACTATCAAAATTACAGTAATAGGTTGCCATTATTATTCTCCTCTATCGTAGTCCTTTCTACTATATCCAAACAACCCTGTTTCATAATTAGGATATGTGTAGTAGTTTCGACCCGGATTTGGTGGCGCTGTTATTCCATCGAAAGGCTTTAGATACTTCTTGTTACTATTTATAAAGTCAATATCTTTGTTATAAAGAGCATTGCTCGGTGTAAACGGATAATCAGTTGGTGGTATCCATCCAAACTGGTTCTCGTCGTTGGTTTCAACGGTAAAGTTTCCACTAATAGTAGAGTAAGAGTTGCTGAATGTGCTGTTCATCAAAATCAACCCACAAGCACTAAATTGTTCTGATGTCTCTTTTGTTAGATTAGTTATCACAGAATCTATTATACTTACATCATAATCTGACTGGTCAAAAGCAGAGTATGTTGCTGAATTGAAATAGTCTGACCATCCATCACCACTCAAATAAATCGTAGAACCTATGATATTAGAACCGGCACTAGCTACAATATAACCAGCAGAATCTACTCCAATAGTAGTTGAGCTTATTCCACTTGTCCATGTTTCAGGAAATCCATATTCTGCCTGCCAATACAGAGGTCCTGTTCCCCAAGCATTTTCTCCACTATCACCTGTTATATATGAGCAACCAGAATATTCAGCAGAACCAGCAAAGTAATATACACCAGTTGTTTCACCGACGGCGCTAACTGTTTCATTAAAATCGTGTTTGTAGGATGCTGAAATTACATTGCTACCACTTTCTCTTTCTATCTTAAACCATATATAATATCCAGGTACCTCATTAAATTGGGAAACAACTTCCGAATTATATTCTATTCGATCACCACCCTGAGTATTAAAGTCAAAAATTTCTGTGCCGTCTTGCTCATTCAATACAAGATGAACCGATTTGTTTCCACCAGACTCTCCAATGAATATCTGAGTCTCTATTATAAATCCACCACTGAAGCACGTAGACGAAGTATTGTAATTAATTTCGTCAGTACCGTATCTAACACATCCAGAAAAAGTAGATGTGTCCACAGCACTAAAACTTCCAGCAGAAACACCACTACTCCAGAAAGGATTTACATTACCACAACCCAAATCTTCGTAATTATAATCTTCAAAAATGTAAGTATCGTAATCTACCCAAGATGGTTTGTCAGAGCTTGTTCCTGTTACAATAACAGACTCCGTTGTTCCTGACAACATGTAATTCATCGGGTCTATCTGTATTCTACTATATTCACCCTGATACACTACAAACATATTATAAGTTCTACTAAGAATAATTTTACCACCAAAACCAGGAGAACTATATCTTTTATTGTATATGATACCGTTTCTCAATGTACATCCACCAGCAGAAAGAACTGAGTTTTCGTCAAAAACGGAAAAGTCTTCAACGATCCAAACCCAAGGTCCGTAAGCAGAAACATCCCAGTCTCTTATTGTAAAGTTCTTTCTTCTATCTACTGACAAAACATTCCTATTAGAAGTAGAGCCATAGTCAAGGTTTCTTGATCCTCTTAATCTATAAGTGTCGTTGTAATCTCCACTTGTCTCGACTCTTCCTCTAAATTCTCCCCAATTGAAAGGATCAGCGGAAGTTCCAACATTACTTCCACACACATCGTATGAAGAATTTATGTCCACAAAGTAAATAGCGGAAGTTGAAGATATACTCAATGTGGCGGTATCTGTTGAAGACACACTCGAATCATCTAAAGCATATCCTGATAGACCTATTGTAAAAGTTGCTCCACTTGTGTAATACTTTGTTTCAGTATCAGAGTCCCCGGAAGTACCATCTCCAAAATCCCATTTATATGAACCAGCAGCTAATCCTATAGTACTTGCTAAAAATGTTAAGTTGTCAAAAAATGTAGCACTGGAATTAGTTATATCGTTACCGTTTTTGTAAATTGAAATAGTAACAATAAAATCGCCAACTAATATTTCAAAGGTATTCGTTGTAAATGTGTACCATTCATTTCTCGAAGTTATTGTAGCAAAAACATCAAATGAACCATTAGATGTAAACGAATGAGTCAGAGTATCATTGAAGTTTACAGCGGATGTGTAACCGTCATCAAAATTGTAAACCGCGGATGTCGCGCTAAATGCTGTAAACGGATCATTGCCACTCAAAACAAAATCTACACTAGAATCAATTGGTGAAGTTGCTGAGCTTGCCGAAATAGATATTCCTGATAATGATGGAAAGAAAAGAGCACCAATACCGTCTCTTGTTCCATTCCACCAAATACCATCATTATAAGAAGTATCCCCAGTAACAGAAATATCTTCAAAACCACCAGATAAATAATTGAAATCATTAGGAGTCACTGCGCTAATATCTGCGCTAAGTGCTGCTGGTTGTGAGAAATTGAATTGACAATTAGTAACAGCAGACGATCCAATTTCGTAATATTCGCCAGCTGTGAATTCTGATGAATCAGTAATACAATTATCTATTGATACTGTTGTTTCACTATATCCAAAAAATGTCGTTGGTCCTATTATAATACTGTTGACAATATTTACAGCAGAAGATGAGAAAAAAATAAAACTACCCGGAGAACCTGACTTTTTAGAAAATGTACAGTTTATGATATTAATATTAGCGCAGTTTGATATATTAATGCTAATACCCATACCCTCATCAGCATTTTCTTTTCCAAGAAAATAGCAGTTATCATATGTAAGATTTTGAGTAAAATCATATGCTCCTTCTCCACCCAATATATCACAAGGACTACCACTCGATTCGAACATTCCATTTTGAACCTTGAACGAATCGATTCCTGAAAGATTAAAACCAAATGTGAAGTTATCATTATAAATCTTAAATGGCTCTGTTCCCCAGTTAGTTATAGTTATTGAATTTCCTTTTACATAATACAAGTTGTCAAAATTTATATTAACATTTCTATATCCTGAAAGATAGTATGTTTCAGTAGACGGAACACCATTCCCACCACTAAGCACGTTGGTAAATTCATCCCAGTTTAGTGGATCAGACTCAGTACCAGCATTACCTGTATCAACGTAATCTTCATTTATGTTTACAAAAATGGCCATTTATTACCTCTTATATTGATAAGTCAAGTCTATATTCACCTTTACAATTTCGTTTCCAAGTGAATATCCACCTTTTATTGGTACTCCTTCGGAATCAACAGCAACGTCATCTGCTATATTTCCCTGAGTATCTATCAAATTGTATCTTATTATTCTCAGGTAATCCTTTCTTATATCACTAATCAACTTCATAAAATTATCACTATCTACCCAAGAACTATACACAGATTCTGTCTTCAAATCCACATAAAGCCCCTTAGCAAATTCTTCCAAGAAGGTCCTCTCGGTTATTCCTCTGCTCCACTCAAGACTGTAAGACTGAACCTGTTTTGTGTTTTCATCTATTGTATAGCTAACATTTCTTTCACTTGCTCCAATAGTATCACTAAATGTAGCATTAGTAACATAGTTGTTCAATCTCGTATTGATATTATCATAAAGATCATTCTTTTGAGTAGTGCTAAATCCAGCAGTTTCAATAGATGAATGTGCTGAGAAGTTATAAAAATTTCCACCAGCAGGGTTCGTTGGATAACTTGGAGCAAATCTCACATCAGCATAAAGGACTGATGGGAACTGCTCTATAATTTCAACAACATTAGAAATATATATTTCCTCATTGAAATCAGCATTGTTGTTGAACCACTCGTAAACAGCATCCTCTATTTTTACTTTTTCACTTTGTCTATCATACAAGTTCTTTATGTAAACATTTCCAACCAAATCTATAGTCTGTATTATAGGACTTATGTAAATGTTTCTTATTGTTACCTGACTTCTAGCATCAAGATCGTCAACAACATCTATTATTTTACTACTAAGTTCTCTATTTGTTGTTACAAGAAATGCTGCAGCTGAGGAAATACCAATATCAGCAGCAGCGTCATCTGACTGGCCTGTCAATCCTTCTATTGAATATATGTAAGCAGGAGTATCAGGACTATGTGCTATTGTGAATTTATTGGTGTCAGAGTTGAATGATACTGTTACACTATCATCAACCTTCTGTCCAAAGTTAGCATTTTGAACATTATTGGTTCCTCTATTATCTACAAGATTTCTAAGCTCTGACTGAAGTCTTGAAGCAATTTCATCCATCGCGTTTGAGAATACGGTCTCTTCGCTTAGATTATCAACATCAATAGTCACGTCAGTAGTTCCACTCAATAACTTATTATTAGCAGCAACGTCTGTTGTATAATTCACGGAAAAAACCATACTATCTCCATATGTATTGGAGAAGTAAACCCCGTCTTTACTTGTATCTACCTGATCTCCTCTCAACTTCCATACAAACGTTGATGTTTGGTAGTTCTTCAATTGTTGAACAAGATTGCTACTATCCTCCGATCCCTTAATGTAAACATTGAAGTAGTTTCTTTGGTTCAATTCATCATCATCGTAGTTGAAATCAAGAACTGATGTGTCCAGTCCCGTTGACTTATCCTTTACATAATATGGAGAAACTTCTGTCTGATAAAGAGGTCCAACTACACTAAAGAAAACAATGTTGAACATTCTTAGAAGTGCGTCGGTTCCTCTCTCATTCAATTCCTCCTGCTCTCCCCACGCTATTGCGTTCTTGATATCTATTGGACTTGTTAGCGATTTCAAGTAGCTTACATAGTCTCTTCTGGAAACAAGTCTATCAAGAGAGTAATAAATGTTTGGGGCATTGACACGAATGGAATCAATACTCTCCATATCTGCTCCACCAGTAATATTACTTTCAAAGTAGAATTCTATTCTGTCAGTGACATCATTTCCATTGCTATCAAAAACTCTTCCAGAAAATTGTATTTTCTTATCCTTGGCACCAACCTGGTTGGCTTTTGATCCCTTGGTAGCAAGATATTGGATGTAAACATTGTCATTAGAAGTGCCAGCACCCTGACCATATGTTGATGCTCCAACTTGAGCAAATCTTCCATCACCGAAAAGTACTTCAACACCTTCAGTAATAGCAGTTCTTACAACACATACCTTAGTAACCTCACCGGCATTGGCAGCGTCTATTACTTCCCAGTCTATAAGAGACCTTCTGTTTATATTATATTCAGTTTCATCACTCTTTACATTTCCAACCCAAACCTTTGTTGTTGGAAAATCATAGTCTTCCTCACCATATCTATTACTGAATTCGGAATCATCTATTCTGTATAATTGAAAAGTTGAACCAATCTGTGGGTTTGTGTTTCCTTCAATAACCTTTTCCTTTATTTCACCTTGAACAACTTCAATGCTATTGTTCTGATAGTCCTTTAGTATGAAGTTTGTTTCTGCGTTCTGAGATGTAAGTATAGTGCTATAATCAGCATAGTTCAATGTCAATGTTCTCTTCAAGACAAATTTCAATCCATTGTAAGAGAATACTGATTGAACAGGAATTTGTATAGTTGATTGATTGTTCAATCCAAGTCCAGTCCAATCACCTTTCAACTTTATCTTGATTTTAGCTTCTGCTGGAATAGGTCTTTGTGTCACATATCCTAAACCTCTAGCCAAGAGAATAACAGAACTACGAAGTCTTGCGGTGTCAAAGAATGACTCTTCTGCGCGGCGTTCTAACATATAGGTAACTAAATCTGCTGTTCCGGCAAATATCTCTGCCATTGTTTGTGCTATTGCCGATTCTCTAAAGTTTGCGAATCGCTCATCAGAGTTAAACTTATCGTTTATCTGATTAAGAATTTCGTCATATGTAAGTCCAGAATATTTCAAAAAATTGTTGGCCATTCAAACACCCCTTTATGCGTTACTAAATATCTTCTTTTTGAAGGTACTTTGTATATTAGTTCTTCTTATGATGTAAGGAATTATCAAAATTACAAAATTCCTATCAACATCAGCGATGACTCTCATTTCACTTTCAAGAACCGTAATTCTATCTTCCCATATTCTCAGTACCTCAGCAATCTCATCCAGAATAGATTCTGCTTCTTCCTGTGAAAAAAGATTGAATATTCTATACTGTAGTCCATATCCAAAAGAAGGATTGAACAATCTTTCACCAGGAAGTGTTCCAAGTATTAATTCAATACTTTGGTTTATAACATCAACATCCCAGATTTCA